GTCAATTAGCGGGTTATAGTGCTGTAAACTTGCGCCGAAACCCGCATCTTCCAGGGCTGTCCATATCACAAACTGAAGCATTGCGTTTTGATGTTCTGCCCATACTTCAAAATTGTCTTTATATAGGGGGAATTGTTCCTGAAGGGATTTGGTGGTATTGGTTTCGTCAAAGTATAAAATGGTGCCGTATCCTGCTGAAAATGAGCCGATTTTTTGTTTTGTGGATGAAAAGTTTTCTTCGGGCACGATTTTTCTTAAAGTATTTTCTACTATTTGCCATAATTTTTTATGGCTGTCCCCGAATAAAACAACTACCCTTTGGCTTTGGCCGTTGAAGGCTGATGGGGTATGTTTTACCGCGGTGTTAATGATTTCAATGATTTTTTCATCGGGTATGGGGCTTTTGTTAGTTATGCCGTATATGCTTCTTCTGTTTTTTACAGCGTCTAAAAAGTTTTTCATTATACACCCTTCTTTTTTTATTTTTTTAGTTAATTTTCGCTCTCTACTGAGAGAACGCCAATCCTTTCGTAGTATTCGACCGCCATTTTAATAAAGCTTTCTGTGACTTCAAAATACTCGGCAAGTTCATAATAATTTTTGCAGCTTTTTGATGCTTTTATAAGCTCATCTAAAGGGACAAGCTCACAAATTGCCCATTTGTTGGCTTTTGCTTCGCATTTTGTGATATTTGTCGGTGAGCTTTTGGTGTTATAGAATGTGCCGGTGTTATAGTGACCCAGTTCATGGGCAAGGCAGACTTTTTCTTCCGCTTTGGTTTTGATTTTCCTGTGGTCCAATGCAATAGCGCAAATATCTTGAAATTTTAAAATCATGGCTTTTGAGCAGCTTAGCGGGAAATCAACTATTTCAATGCCTTCTTCTTCAGCATTTTTATATAGTTTTAGCAAACTGTCCATACGCTGTACCTCTTTCATATTTGTTTTTATGCGCTGTTTTATTTATTTTTTTTTGAAATTAAATGTTCTAATAACCGAATGACATCGGATTTTGTCTCTTCATCAAGTTCTTGCATTCTTTCAATAAATGCATAAAACGCTTCGTCAATTTTCCGTATATTAGAAAGGCCCAAGATATAGTCAACAGAGACATCATAATATTCTGCTAGTTTGGAAAGGGTCTCAAAATCAGGCTGCCTTTTTTCAAGCTCATATTTTCCATAAGTCGAGGGGTTAACATTTAAGTATTCTGCGACCTCTTTCTTGCTTAAGCACCTCTCTTCCCTTAGCTGTTTAAGCCGTTTGGCCATCATATAGAAATCCTTCCTTTCTATTTTTGGGTTGTTCTGTTTATATTATAATAGACGTTTTGTCTATTGTAAATATTTAGTTATAAAATGGACAAAATGTCTATATAATTTATAAAATATATTGACAAATGGACAAAGTGTCTATTATAATTGATAAAAAAGAAAATAATGGAAATTTTATGGCGCTGACAGTTTGAGTTTGGAGCTATTTTATTTAGTTTAAATAGACTAAATGTCTATATAAAAGAAAGTTATTGGATAAGGGAGGGGAAATAATGACAGAAAAAGAAGCTATTGCGGATTTGAAGAGTTATCTTCATAATTTATTGTATTTAAAACAAAAAGAAGATGACATAAAAGAATTCAGGTGCAAAATTGAAAAGACCACTAAGGTTTTGTCGGACATGCCCCATGCGAAAGGTTTCCGGTCAAGCCTGGAAGACCAGATTGCAAAGCTGATTGAACTGGAGAATGAGCACAGGGAAATATTCATTTTTATAAATCAAAAACGGCTTCAAATTGAAAAAAAAATCAGCCAAATTCCCCAGCCGAAGAGAAATGTCTTGTATTTAAGATATATAAAAGGATATACCGTGGAAAAAATCGCGGAATTGATGAATTACAGCTATATTCAGATTATCAGGATACATAAGGAGGCAATTTCAGATTACATAAAAACAAAAGATGATACACAATGATATATAATTATGTGGTATATTGCTAGTGTGGGAAAAAGAACCCAATGAAAATATTGAAAAAATTGATTTTTGCAGTTTGATAATTTTAAAAATTGATTTGACAAAAAAACCGCGCTTTTTAAAAGGGCGGTTTTTTGTTGCCTTTTTTTCTCGCACCCTCTTTTTTTAGGCATAAATAAAAAAGAGAGGCTGCTTAAAACTATATTTGGGGGGATAAAATGGGCGAAAATTTAACTTTAAAGCAAATGCGGCTTTGTGATGAGTATTTGATTGACTTTAATATAAAAGAGGCGTCAAAGAGGGCGGGGTATTCCTATTCCAGCGCAAAGCGGATTTTAAAGATGCCTAAAGCGCAAGAATACATAAGAAAAAAGCAGGAGGATATTTCAAGCAAGCTAAATATCACAGCCCAAAAAGTGATTGAAGAATATGCAAAACTTGCCTTTTTTGATATTAGAAACATTTTTAACCCTGATGGGAGCCCAAAGCCCATAAATGAGCTGGATTCATCGGTTTCTGCCGCGATTTCTTCGGTTGAAGTGGTTGAACTTTATGAAGGAAGGGGTGAAAATAAGAGGTTTGTAGGGTACAACAAAAAGTATAAAATAGCGGACAAAAAAGCAGCGCTGGATTCTATTTGCAAGCATTTGGGCTTATTTAAGGAAAATGAAACAAAAAATGAAGATGTTACAGAAATTGAATTTGTGGATGATTACGGCGCAGATGAGGGGGATGGGGATGAAAAAGACAATCAGGGTATTGTGGAATGGAAATTTTAAAAAAGTAAACGAATGCAAACACCGCTACCGCGTTTTAATGGGAGGGGCAGGTTCAGGAAAAAGTGTCAATGTGGCGCAGGATTTTATAAAAAAACTCTCCTGCAAAAAATACAAGGGGGCTAATTTATTGGTTTTGAGAAAAGCCCTTGAGACAAACAGGGATTCCACGTTCGCAGAGTTAAACGCCGCAATTGAGCGTATGTTCGGGGAGGACAAGCACAAGTTTTTTATAATCAAGACAAGCCCGCTTTATATTGAGTCAAAAATTACAAATTCCGCGATTATCTTTAGGGGAATGAAGGATGAATTTCAAAGGGAAAAGGTTAAATCCATTACATTTAAAAAAGGGAAGCTCACTTGGATTTGGATGGAGGAGGCCACCGAGTTTTTGGAGGCGGATTTGGATATTTTAGATGACAGGCTGCGGGGGGAACTACAAAACCCTAATTTATATTATCAGATTACCTTAACTTTTAACCCGGTGTCCGCAAGCCACTGGATAAAGAAAAGGTTTTTTGACAAGCCTTCGGACAATGTGTTTTTGCACCATTCCACTTATTTGCAAAACCGGTTTTTGGATGAGGATTTTCACAAGCGCATGATGGAAAGAAAAGAGCGGGACCCTGAAGGGTACAGGGTTTACGGGCTGGGGGAATGGGGCGAAAGCGGGGGCCTTATTTTCACAAATTGGAAGGCGGCAGAATTTGACACGGACTTATCCCGCTTTGACGCCCTTTTTATGGGGCAGGATTTTGGGTTCAACCATGCAAACGCAATCATATTAGTTGGGATAAAGGATGGGGATATTTATGTTTTAGATGAGGTTTATTTAAAAAATTATGATACAAATGAAATTATTAAATACTGTGAAGGGAAACTTCCCAAAAATGTGTATATGTTTTGCGACTCGGCTGAGCCTGACAGGATAAGGATGTGGCAAAAGGCAGGATATAAGGCGGTAAGCTGCCCTAAAGGGCCGGGAAGCGTGAAGGCGCAGATTGATTTTTTAAAGTCAAAGCGGATTTTTATTCATCCAAAATGCACAAACACAATCCGTGAAATCAGCATGTACCGTTGGATGAAGGACGCAAGGACAAATACATATTTGGATGAGCCTATGTGCATTGACGACGATTTGATGGCGGCGCTTAGGTATTCGGTGGAATATTTAAGAAAAGCTGAAGTTTTAAAAAGATGATACACAATGATATATAAAAGTATGTTATTTTGGTATTGTGAAAGAGGTGTGAAGAATGGATTATGTAAAGGTTTTGGAGAAAATTTCGGATTATGTAAAACAGGATATTGACCTTTCTTTCTACAACAAAATAAAGCTTTGGCGGGACTGGTACCTTGGATATGTTGACGGGTTTCACCGCTACAAGCAAAAAATTAATGGGAAATATGTGGAAAGAAAGCGGTATGGTTTAAAAATAGCTTCAAAAGTCTGCAGGGACTGGGCGAGCATATTGTGCAACGAAAGGACGCAGATTTTAATAGATGATGAAAAATCCAATGAGTTTATACAAGGAAAAGACGGTTTTGGCGGTATATTAGGCGAAAACAATTTTTGGATTCAGGCAAATTACTTGATTGAAAAGGCTTTTGCGCTGGGGACTAGCGCAACGGATATTTATTTTGAGAATTTAAGCGTTGATGAAGATGGAAATGTTATAAAAGACGGGAAAGCAAAGGCAAAGATATCATACATTGTCGCGGACAACATGATCCCCTTATCGTGGGAAAACGGTGAAATCAGGGAAGTTGCCTTTGTCAGCAATGTTTTTAAAAAGGGAAAAGAATATGTCTATGTGCGCATTCACACCTTGGAAGATGACGGGTATGTAATAAAAAACCGATATTTTGAAAAGTTAAAGGGCGGGGATTTGAGGCAAGTCCCGGTTCCTGAGGGAATGCTTGAGGAATTTAGGACAAAAAGTTTTATAAAATTATTCTCAATTTGGAAGCCCAATATTGTAAACACGATAAATCTGGATTCACCCCTTGGGATTAGCATATTAGACGGGATTTTGGACAATCTTGAAGGGATAGATTACGCTTATGATAACTTATGCCAGGACTTTTTCCTTGGCGGGAAGATGGTGTTTATGAACGGCACCATGTCTGACAAAGACGACACCCCCGCCGTATATTCCCAGGAAAGCGTTTTCAGGGTAATGGGGGACGCGGTGCTGGAGGGTAAAAATGCATATTATGAATACAATCCCTTGCTTAGGGTTGATGAAAACAAAAAGGGGATTGAGGCACAGCTTGATTATATTTCCCTTTTGGTGGGGTTTGGGACAAGGCATTACAGGTTTAGCAATAACATAATTCAAACCGCGACGGAATACAACGGGGAAAAACAGGATTTGATACACAATGCCCAAAAGCACAACATGATTATTGAAAAGGCGATTTACGATATTGTAAAGGCGCTTTTATGGTTTGGAAAAGAAATTTTGGGGCTTGATGTAAAGGTTAACGCAAACATTACCTTTGTGCCTGACAAGAGCTACATAACCGATGAGGAAAGCGACAGACAGTTTGATTTGCTCTTGGTAAAAGAGGGAATCATGAAAAAATGGGAGTGGAGAATGAAATACTATGGTGAAAGTGAAGAAGCTGCAAAAAAAATAATTGATGAAACTTGAGTATAGATGTAATCTTTTTTGACATAATAACCTAAAAAGGAGGTTATTATGAAGGAGAAAGATAGCAGGAAAAATAAGAAAACCAAAAAGTACAGCCCATCAGAATCATACCCTTTAATCAGGGCATGCACAAAGGGCCAGGAAAACAAGTATGACAAGTCCATTGAATATGATATTGAAGCAGCGAAGGACTGGGTGGACGAAAACAAATTATAGGGAAAAAAATAAAGGATATTTGGATAATTCCAATGTCCTTTATTTTTTTATAATAAAAATTTTATAAAAAGGAGGTCTTTTATGGAAGAGCTATTTGAGGAAGGGACAAAAATGGAGGTTCCTGAAGAAAATGAAGGAGGTGATGAGCTAAAAGAAAAAATCAGGCAGCTGGAAATCGAAAAAGCCGCCCTGATCCGCGGGGTGAGGGCAAAGGATTTGGATTATGTGGTTTTTAAAGTCAGGCAGAAAGAAGGGGAGGACATAAATACCCTGCTTGATGAGTTTCTAAGCGAAAACCCTGAGTTTTTAAACCGGACAGGCAGGCATGTTTCAACAGGGGCAACCCACAATCAAAACCAAAACAAAAGCGAAGAAGTAAAAAGAATTGTGGAAAGTATTATTAAAAATATGGCTTAATTAAAAATTTTAGAAAAGGAGAATGGATATGAATAATTTGGAATATGCAAAGATTTTTCAACAGGCACTGGATGAGCAGGTGGCGGCTACCGCTACAACCGGGTGGATGGAGGCAAACGCTGGGCAGGTTATTTACAACGGTGGGAAGGAAATTAAAATCCCCAAAATGAGTTTAAGCGGTTTAAGCGATTATTCAAGGGAAGAAGGCCATGTTAAAGGTTCCATCACCCTTACATACCAGACTAAAGAAATGAGGATGGACCGCGGCGTTAAATTCCAGCTTGACGCCATGGATGTGGATGAGTCAAACTTTGTGGTTTCTGCGACAAATGTTTTGTCCCAATTCCAAAAGACAAAAGTAATCCCTGAAGTTGACGCTTACAGGTACTCAACAATAATTCAAGGGGCAATTGACCACGGCAGGGTTGAAAGCGGGTATACCCCCGACCCTGACACAATCATGCAAAAGCTTTTAGGGGATATTGCAAAAATTGAAGATGTCTGCGGTGAGGGGGTTCAGCTTGTTATTACCATGACCGCGCTATGCGCAAATATCTTGAGCCAGTCTCCGCTATATGCAAAAAATGTGGATGTTACCGAATTTAAGGCGGGAAGCTTTTATCAAAAGCTCCGCTCAATTGATGATAACCCCATAATCAGGGTTCCTTCGGCGCTTATGAAATCAAAATACATTTTCTATGACGGCGTGAGCGAAGGGCAAACCGACGGCGGGTTTGAAGCGCATCCTGACGCGGTTCAGGCAAACTGGATTATTTGCGCCCGAAGGGTTCCCATTGCGGTGTCAAAAACTGACAATATAAGGATTTTTGACCCGTCCACCAACCAAAAAGCAAACGCTTGGCAGATTGACTATCGAAAATACCATGATTTATTTATTATGGACAACGCCTATGACTTGATTTTTGTAAACACCCAGTAAAATAAGGAGGGAATCCTTATGTTTATTGACAGGAAGTATTTTGACGAATTTACTAAGCTGGATGGGGAATTAGATGATGACACTTTCAGGGCTATCGCTTCAAGGGCTAGCGATTTTGTCAATATGAAAACATATTTCAGGATAAATAATTTAAGCGATTTTCCTGAGGATATTCAGGAAAAAATTAAAAAAGCCGTGGCAATGTATACGGAAATGTTTTTCTACCAAGGCTGCCAGGACGCATATAACGGTTTTAGCGAAACCATAGTGGCAAATACCGTTCAAATGGGCAGGGTAAGATTTTCCGGCGGCGCCAATGAAGGCGCGAGGACAGGCCTTACCACTACCGGCGGTATTGTAAACAATCCAATCGCAGACCAGCTCCTGATTTCAACAGGCCTATGTTACAGGGGTACGGTATGAGAAGGGGAATTCCGAGAAGGGTACTAAAGCACTGTGCTTACCTGGTTATTGATGGCACGAAGGTTTTATTAAAAAAAGTGTATTTTGAAGATGAGCAGGCTGAAAAGAAAAATGAGCTGGGATTTTATACACAAAAAAACGCCCTTTTGATAATTGATAAAAAATCCTCGCTGGCGTATTTGGAAGACGGGGAAAGGGTGGATTTGTTTGACGGGAACCACCCCGTAAAATGCGGGGATTTGATTGTCAATTATTATACCGGCGATACTTACAGGGTTACAAGCGTAAGCTATATTAATGTGTCAGGAAGCATTTGCCATGTTGAAATTACGGGGGCAGGCTGATGGAAGGGGTTTTTATGAGCTTTTTTGAGGGTTTTTTAAATTTTATAAATAGCTGTGGAAGTTTGCCGCAAAAAGCTGATTTAAACGGCTTTAACAAATCAAATGCCGCGGTGTTCATTGACGGCGGCAAGGCGGAATTTTTTGAGGATATTTCAGAAGGCGGGCTTTTTAGCCTGCCTTTTCGTATTCTCATCAGGATTAAGCCAAAAGACAATTCAGAGAAATTGAAAATTTATGAGACTTTTAACAATATTATGCTTTATTTTTTGGAAAACCAGTTTGATTATAATGGGATATGCTGTAGAATTACGCCTTCGGGGTGCGCGGCGTTAAATGAAAGATACAACGACGGCACGGAGGAGTACAGCCAGTCGTTTAATTTGTTTTACTATAAATAAGGAGGTAATTGTTTATGAATATGCCAAAAGCAAGCGACAGGATGGCCTTTGTGGATATTACGCCAAAAGGAAGTTCGAGAACTTACGCTAGGATTGGGAAGGGTTTTGACATGTCAAGGCCACAAAGCAAGTCCACTTTATTGACCACCCAATGGCTGGATGATGAATTTGCCACAACAAGCATTTTGTCAAAGGCTGTATCGCGCCAAATAAGCGGCAGGCGCATTGTGGGGGACCCGTTTAATGATTATTTTGTTTCCCTTTTTAATAAAAGCGGTAGTGACTGCGAGACCACGATTGTTATCGTGGATTCCTGGGACAGGGTCAGCACGTCAAGCAATGTATACAGGGCAAAAAGGTACAATGTTACAATAGACTGCACAAATGACGGCGGGGGCAGCGTTGCTGACGGGCTCAGGATTGAAGGCGTGATTTATTTTAACGGAAACCCCGTTGAGGGATATTTTAATCTGGACACAAAAGTTTTTACTGAATCAACAGGTGAGGGTGCTTGATGTGGAGGGAAAATTTAGTTTTTCAATCAATGATTTTAAATATAGCATGGATTTAGACAAAGATATGTTTGAATTTATTTTATCTTCTTATGATAAGGCTTTGAGCGCGGTAAATTCAATTTTTAAAGATGAAAACGTTGAGGAAAACGTTCTTTGCGCGATTGAAGTTTGCTCATCATCCATTGATGAAATACTGGGGGAAGGGGAGGCAAAAAGGATTTTAAAGGATAAAGCGAATGATATATTTAAGCTTTT